AGGCAGGCAGCTATGATAGATATGTGCTTTAATCTGGGGCTAAGTCGTTTACGAGGCTTTGTAAAGGCTATAGAGGCTATGTCTAGGCAGGAATTTGATAATGCTGCTGACGAGTTTCTAGATAGCAGGTGGGCATCTCAGGTGGGACAACGTGCAGTGCGTGTCACCGAAATGATTAGAACAGGTGATTATCAAGAATGACCTTACAAAAGTTCGTATTTAAGCCGGGGGTAGATAGAGAGAATACTCGCTATACAAGCGAGGGCGGCTGGTACGAATGCGATAAGATAAGATTTCGGTCTGGTATGCCGGAGAAGATAGGTGGGTGGAACCGCATATCTACTAGCTCATTTTTGGGTATAGCTAGATCACTGTTTTCTTGGGTCACTCTGGGTAGCCAAAAGCTGTTAGGTATAGGCACTAATCTAAAGTTCTATATAGAACAGGGTGGAGTGTATTATGACATTACACCCCTACGAGCCACGGTATCGCTCACTGACCCGTTTACCACAGTAAGCGGATCTACTACTGTGACAGTCACTGATGCTGCTGGTGGATACATAAACAATGACTTTGTAACATTCAGCGGTGCTTCTGCTGTGGGCGGGCTTACTCTTAACGGTGAGTTTCAAATAACATATTTAACAGGAAACACTTACACCATAACGGCAAGCGAGGCCGCAAGCTCTTCAGCCACAGGCGGCGGGTCTGTATCTGCTGCATACCAAATAAACACTGGTCCTTCGGTTGCAGAGGCTTTGGTAGGTTGGGGTGCGGGCGGTTGGAGTCTTGGAACATGGAGTGTAGGTGTAACGTCTACCGATGCACTGCGTTTATGGACCCAATCTAACTTTGGTGAAGATCTTATCTTTGCTGCTCGTGGTGGCAGTTTATTCTTTTGGGATGCTACTGATGCACTGACAACTCGTGGTGTGTTGCTATCTAGTGAGACCGGCGCATCTAACGTTCCTGTTAAAGTAAATACGTTATTAGTATCTGATAATCGGTTTGTATTCTGTTTTGGCACTAATGTGCTCGGCAGCACAGACTTAGATCCGTTGCTTTTACGCTGGTCAGACCAAGAAAATGCGCTTAACTGGACACCTTCATCTACCAATCAGGCAGGAGATCTTAGACTCTCCAAAGGCTCTGAGATAATAACTGCTATACAAGGCCGACAGGAAATACTGGTTTGGACTGACTCTGCGTTGTATGCGCTACAGTACGTGGGTGCTCCTGCTGTATGGGGGTCACAGACTGTTGGAGAAAACCTCTCTATCGCCTCTACAAACGCTGTAGCGTATGCAAATGGCGTGGCCTACTGGATGGGTGTAGGTGGCTTCTACAGATACGATGGTAGGGTGCAGACACTACCCTGCACGGTAAAACGATACATATTCACTGATTTCAACACAGAGCAGTACGAACAAGTATTTGCAGGTACTAACGAAGCGTTTAGCGAGATATGGTGGTTCTACTGCCCCTCTGGATCTACCACTCTCAGCCGCTATGTCATATACAACTATGCACAAAACATTTGGTACTACGGCAATATAAGCCGAACTGCGTGGATAGATTCTGGTATACGAGACTTTCCGTTAGCCGCTACTTATAACAACAATATAGTCAACCATGAAGATGGTATAGATGATAACGAAATCGGCACTAATGCAGGTATTAGCTCGTTTATTACTTCAGCACAATTTGACCTAGATGACGGTCATAGGTTTGCGTTTATACAGAAGGTCTATCCAGACATAACTTTTGATGGGTCTACGGCAGAAAGCCCCACCGCCACGCTATCCTTGTTTGCAGCACAGAACTCTGGTTCGGGACGTAACTCCCCAGCCTCAGAGGGTGGCACAAACGCAGGTTCTATAACTAGAACAGCCACTGCACCCATAGAAGCGTTCACATCTAGGCTGGATTTACGAGTGCGGGGTAGACAGTTAGCCTTAAAGATAGAATCCAGTGAGTCTGGAGTTAAATGGCAGTTGGGATCGCCGCGATTAGAACTGCGGCCTGACGGGAGAAGGTAGTGGCAATAGATAAAACACGTTATGACATAGAGTTTAGAGCACCCGTTCTACCGGATCCGCCAAGAGAGTACGATGAGAGCACGTTCAACCAGATAAACAACGCACTGCGTCTTTACTTTAACCAGCTTGATAAAGGTATCCGTGATGCGTCAGTGTCACCTACCGCGCAAGCCGCTGCTTGGTTTCTTGGTTAGTTGTAGAAATGGCTAATACTTACGTCAATGCTAAAAAAGATTTAACAGCTACGACTGCTACTACGCTTTATACTTGTAACTATTACCGATGCTGATTCAGCAGTGTTTAGTCTGTTTAAGGTCAAGGCAATAGGTGCTAACACCACGGTAGAACTGCTTACAGCACCGTTAGTAGTGCAGGAGTCTGAGATATTGAAGGTTACAGCAGCCACTGCTGACAGATTGCACGTTGTCGCTAGTATCTTAGAGGTGACGTAGTGCGTATAGGCGATTTAAATATACCTGACTATGACGATACAGATCTTGAAGCGTTGATAGCTGAAATACTTAACCAAAAGAACGAAGAGAAAGAAGAAAAGAAAGAAGAGCCTGCCGTTGCTGATACGTCTACCTCTACAGCAGTGCCGTATTTTACAGATCGTCCGTTAGGTAATCCCAATACCACAGAGGGTGAAGAAGGGTATGCGCCTTCTGTAGAGCTTTCTCCCGAACTACTAGCTAGATTTAAAGAAATACTGAGAGTAGGTGTTACTTACGAAGGTGATATCGACGATACAGTTAATTATTACAACAATGCTTATAACGAGATATTTGACTTTTTAGGTCAAACTGGAGCACAAGGCACAAATGCACAGACTTATATACAAGCTGTGGGCGCACCAGAATATTTAGCTAACCTTCGTAAAGGTGTGTCTCCCACCGAAGAACAAATGCTCAACGCTTACGGTAGCATCTATGATGTAACTGACACTAACGAACTAGCCGCTATCCTAAGTGAATACTATGGATACGAGATAACACCTGTAGAGAACGTAGATCTAAACGCTAACAAGTTTGGAGCTAATACTTATAAGAAACATACTGGTTCTTCTGCTGACGACATGCAGCAGTTCTTAGCCCTAACAAGGCCGATATTAGAAGACCAGATACCCTACATCATGGCTACGCAAAACGTAGATTATGCTAAGGCCGTAGAATTAGCGTACCTGCAAGACCCCATGTTGCAGTCGCTACACTTCAAGTATGACGTAGATCCATACCGACAGACTGATGATGGTTCTACTTATTTGTTTGATCCGTTCTCTGCTGGTGAGATACGGACCCTAGAAGTCGAAGATAAGATACTCGAACCCGCGTTTAAGGCTGTGTTCTTAGCTACGGTGGGTTATTTCACAGCGGGTGCGCTTACTGGCCCTATGACTTCTATATTAGGTGGTAATGCCGCAGCAGGTGCAGCCGCTGCTAAAGCGATCACTTCTGGAAGTATCGCTGCTCTACAAGGCAAAGACCTAGAAGGGATACTAATGGCAGCGGCAACAGCAGGTGCGCTTGATGTTGTAGCAAACGCAATGCCCATACCCGGTATGAAAGGCGCAACTATAAATGATGTGCTTAACAAGTACATACCCGCAGATAAAATAAAATTTGGTGGCGATGCAGTAGGTGCAGCGGCGGGGGTAGGAGATGGTTTTCGTAGTGCCGAACAACTTATTTCTGGTGTGGCAACGGTGCTTACTGACCCTAATGCTGTCAGTATCTTAAAAGACGCTATAGACCCTGCTGTTATTACAGATGTTTGCTTCTTTGCTGCACAGGCACTGCAAACTGAAGACGGTGTTTCTCCTGACCAACCTATTTCTGAAGAATATATCCGACAAGCCATTGAGATATATAACGAGATGAAAGAAGAGGGTTTTTCTCACTTGCAGATAATGGCTGAACTAAATTATGAGCCTTCAGCAGAATATAGAAAAGTAGCTCAAGCACAGGATCTACTTAAATTACAGGCTCTACGAGAAGGTGCTGAGACTACTGGCGGTATTAGATACCAAGAGTACATGAAGGCTCTAGGTAGAGTAGACGAGGAAACTGGTAAGAAACACGAAAACGAAGTATATCAAGACGAACAAGACCCTAGTGCTCTTGAACGATACAAAGTAGCAAACATAATAGCTGACCCAGAAAAGTATGGAGTGCCAGAAGAGTACGCAGAAGGGTTTAGCAATTTTATGACAGACTTCTTTGGTTTCGTGTTGCCACAAGGCGAAGAAACTGCAAGATCACTAATACCCTCGGTGCTGCAGTTTGCAAAGGATTCTGTAAATGTTCTTAGATCAGTAGCGGGCGAAGAAAATTTTGAAGCGGTTTCTAAGTTTTTACCTCCTGTATTTGCGTTAGTTGAGTCTGTACCACAAGAATTTATAGATAAACATCTTAGCGAAGCAAAAGAAATAGGTGCACTAGCTAAGGCCACACCCGAACTAAAAGAGGCTATAGAAAGAAGCCAACAACGAATAACAGATATTGAAGATCGTGCAAGAGAGCAGGGGTTAGATGATTACGAAGTAGCACAGGAAATTGCAAAAGGGTTTGGGCAAAACATATTAGATGATCCTTATGCTTTTGCCATGAATACTCTCGCAGTAGAGGCCGTAGAAGAAATATTACCGTTAATGGCTGGAGGTTTTGCTAAAGCAGGAGCAAAGGTCGTAAAGGCAGGGGTAAGCAAAGCTGCTAATGCTTTTGGTAAAGATTTCTCAGATGCCCTTGTAAAGAAAATAGCAAAGGCAGATCCAACTGATGCAGCAGTATTTGCTGAGTTTGCTGTCGATATACAAGAAGCCATAGGTCTTGAATATCAAGGTGCATATGAAGAAGCGTACAGTTTAAAAATAAATCAATTTGTTAGTCAAAAAATGCGTATTGCAGAGGCTAACAACCAAGAACTTACTTATGACGATGCAGTTGCTTCTTTATCTCCAGAACAAATAGCCGAAGCAGAAGAACACGCAACTTTTACAGGTGTTATGACCGGACTTACTTCAGGAGTATTAGCCACTGGAATGCAGAAGTTTGGTGGCGGTGCAGAGCGCATGAAAAAGTTGTTTGGCGATAAAGGACTTATAGGTAAGTCTGTAGATTCTATAATGGAAGGTATAGCAAGCCGTGCAGAAATAGTAGTCAAAGAGGGTATTTCTGAAGCGTTTGAAGAGGGTGTTGTTTCACTAGTAAGTAGTGCTATAAATCTTGGTGAGGGGCTTATAGACGATGTTACTGCTATCTCAAATTCAGTTATTGGGTTTCTTACTGGTGGAGTGGTTGGAAACGGTGTAACTCTTGGTCCTTTAGCTGCTAGAGATATAGCGGATGCAGGAGGCAAACTAAAATCAATATCTGGAGATATAGGTAAAGCTGGCGCGGATATAGTTACCGATGTCGTATCAACAGTAAATACTGGTGTTATGAACGTAATAGAGGGTGCAAAAGCCGGTGTTATAAACGATGCACAGGCCAGAGAAACTTTAGCTGAGTTTGGTATAACCAGCGGAGAAGGTGATGCTGGTAGGATATTCAATAACCTTATGGATAAAGGTTTTGATGCAGAGTACACCACGCACTACGAAGTAGAGAATGCTTTTGACGCAGCCATATCTGATCTAGATGGTGTCTTTAAAACGTCCGATAAAGATATTAGTCAGTATGTAGGTAACAACCCTGATGCCGATTTAGATACGAAGGTGAGTGAATATGTAGACAGTCGCTTTGTAGATACACAAGAGGTTATCGATGCAGCGGCAGCACAAGGCGTAACGCTTACTGAAGAAGAAGCACAACAATATGTGAAGCAAACGTCTGTAGATGACGATCTAGTGCTCGATAAGATAGGTGATGCGTTTGATAACCAAGTGCTAACTGAAGAAGAGACAAGGCAACTGCTAATAGAAGCAGGGTATCCAGAGGGTGAGATAACTGGTGAAACTCTAGAACAAATTTTAGGTGAAGGTTTAAATCAAACCCAAGGCACTGCGGCTACAAAAAGTTTCTTAGACGACTATTTTGTGACGTTGCTACGACAGACGTTGGATGATCCTAACGCCACGCCAGAGCAGCGTAAAGCTTTGCTAGATAGCATAGAGGCTAACAATCCAGACTCTACCGCTGCCTCTGACTTTAACCTAAACGACGATGGAACTATAAAAACTGATGAATCCGGTGACACTACTGATACTGGGGATACTACTACTGCCGACACTGGGACTGATGCTACAGACGATGGTTCTATAGATGGCGGAACTACTGACGACGATGATACTGATGATACTGGTGATACTACCGATACTGGTGCTACGGGAGGTGTGGAAGGGGTAAGCGAAGGGCTTAGTCAAAGACCTGCCGGTGGTCCTGATTTAGAACTTACAAATGAGGAGATAGCCACTGCTCTTGGCGAAGAGATATACGTACCGTCTATAAAAGAAATAACAGACCGCATAATGCAAAATTATGAAGGGTCTGATGCGTTAGCAAAAGCAGAAGCTTTCTTAGAAGAACTACAAAATGTAGATACCACGGGCTTTACACGATCTCAAATGATGCAGCTAAGAGATCGGGTGCGTGAGGCACGGATAGCGGTAAACACAGAACGCCGGTTTGCTAAATTAGCTGAAAATAAAGCGCGACAAGAAGCTAGAGCGGCAGCAGAAGCAGAACGAAACGAACTCTTAGCTCAGAAAAAAGCAGATCAAGATGCAGCAATAGAAGCAGCTAAACAACAGAAACGAGATGATGCTATAGCAGCAAACAAAGCTGCGATTGACGATGTTGCAGCGCAACTGGGCATTACTAAAAAAGAACTGCTAGAAGCTCTTGGCACTACTGAAGCAGACATATTAGAGACTCTTGGTACTACTGAAACAAACATACTAGAGGCTCTTGGCACTACCGAAGCCGGTATATTAGAACAATTAGGCAAAACAGAAGAAGCTCTTGGTAGCGACATTGATGCGTTAGCAGAAGAGCTAGGATTAACAAAAGAAGAAGTATTAGAGGCTTTAGGTCAGACAGAAGAAACACTCAGCGGCGATATTCAAGATGTAGCCAATATACTAGGTAAACCCGCTTCAGAAGTAACCGATGTAGATATTGATTTTGTTGCTGATCTTATTGCACAACAAGAAGCATTAGCAGACCCGTCTACTTTTAAACTTACTGAAGAGCAACTTGGTTACGATGTGACAGGTGACGGTATAGTTGATGCTACTGACCTTAACTTGTTATCAGATGTACTAGCAGGGACTGCTACATTAGACCCTCTTGCAGATAATCGTTTCGCTGCAACTGGTTTGTTTGCTTCGCAAGCTGAATTAGCGCAAGAGTTAGAACAACAAAAACAAGCAGAGTTAGAGTTTCAACAACAGCAACAGCTTCAACAAGAACAAGCTCGACAACAAGCCGAACAACGTGCAAAAGAGTCGTCCCAAAGAGATTTTTTAAGTATGCTATTGGCTTCTGAAGAAGGTAAAGTGGATGTAAAAGCATCTCCTCTTGCAGATTTAGGTAGAGCGTATGATTTTGGAAGTATATTCGGTGATCCGCAACAGGCTAACATTTTTGCAAGCCCATACGGTACGCCCACTACCCGTGCTCCAGCCCAGCAAGGCCCGTTAAGAGGGGGTTTTAGAAAGGGTGGGACTGTAGAAAGAAATGAAGAATTATTACGCTTGATTAGAGAGGGCTAATATAATGATAAACATACCCGAAGACGTTCAAGAAATTATAAACAAAAAAACTGACGATGATGAAGACGAAGGTAGCTGGTTTAGTAAAGCTATGGAAAGCTTTGGAGGCTTTTTAGGCTCTGGAGCCGGTGCTAAATTAGGTGGTATGGGTATAGCTGCGCTAGTAAATCAGTTTGCACCGGGGTTTAACCAACCCACAATTCCCACTGTAGGTTATCAAGGAGAAGTGCCTAGATATGCAGCCGTGCGAGAACGTGTGCCTATGCCAGCACAAATGGATACTGACAGAAGACCCGGCAGTGGGGGCAGACGATATTTTAGTGACACTATTTTTGCTCAACAGCCCGAAACAACTCCTATGTCTATTGAAGATGCTCGTAGAAAAGCACAACAACAAGCACAGGGCATAGCATCTACACAGAGAAATCCTCAACCCACTATGGCTCAAGGTGGTATTTTAGCTATGCGTGAGGGTAGATATTTAAGCGGTTCTACTGACGGTATGGCAGACAAAGTGCCTGCCAGAATAGATAGCGGACAAGAGGCTAGATTAAGTGACGGAGAATTTGTAATACCTGCTGACGTAGTTAGTCATTTAGGTAACGGTAACTCTGAAGCAGGTGCTAAGGTGTTACACAGTATGATGGATAGAGTGCGAAAAGAACGCACTGGAAACCCTAAACAAGGTAAAGAAATAGATCCTAAGAGGATGTTACCAGCATGAGTATATTATATTTTCAAGAGGGCGGCGAAATGCCTGATCCCTATAAGGGCCAACAGACAGGTACTTCTGGTGCATTAGCTGAGTTTGCAGGTGAATATGTTACTGACATGCTGGGTAAGGGCCGCGCTCTTGCAGAACAACCGTATCAAGCTTATACAGGGCCACTTACGGCTGGCCCATCGGCCTTACAAACTAAGGCATTTCAAGGCATAGGCAACTTAACACTACCTACTGAAAGCATGGGCGCATTTACTCCCGGTACATTTAGTGCCACTGGTGCTCCAGATCCTACTGGAGACGCACCTACTGCAGGGGGCAGCATAGCTAATCAATACATGAATCCTTATTTATCTGCTGTGCTACAGCCACAACTAGAAGAGGCACGTAGGCAAGCAGAAATAAGCAGGCAAGCAGAAGCGGGTAGATTTACTAGGGCTGGTGCTTTTGGTGGCTCTCGTCAGGCTCTTGCAGACTTAGAACGAGATGACAGATTAAATAGAAACTTGGCCGATATAACAGGTAAAGGGTATTCACAGGCGTTCCGAGAGGCTAGAGACCAATTTAATATTGAACAGCAAAGAGGGCAAACTGCACGAGATGCTGCTAACAGGTATGGTCTAGAGGTTCTAGGTGCACAAAGCAGAGCAGGAGACATACAACGAGATATTGAAGAGTCGGGTATATTGGCAGATAGAGCGCAGTTTGAAGAAGAAAGAGACTTTCCATATAAGCAATTACAGTATCAAAGGTCTCTTTTACAAGGCTTGCCTATCGCTGCACAGTCTTACTCTTATACACAACCAAGTGGTTTAGCTGCATTACTTGGTTCTGGTGGCGATTATACTGGAATATTAGCGTCTCTGTTCCCCGGTTTGTTTGGTGGTGGGGATGATAAAGAAGAAGGCGGTAGCGGCGAAGGAGATACGTAATGTCAATAGATTCTGCCCAAGGACTAGGTGAACTGGTCTACCGTAAAAAACAAGCGTACAGAAATAATGATCAGGAACTGCAAAGGCGTTATCAACAAAGCCAAGAGTTGACTGATTTGTTAGCACTGCAGCAGCTTAAAAAAGAAAAAGAAGCTGTAATCCGCGAACAACAAGCAGCGGCAAATACAAACCCTCAGACTATTGCTCAACAAACAGAGCAACAGGTTCTTGGGTTAATAAAGCAAGAACAGCAGCAGGGGTTAGGAGCACTAAGAAACAAAGTTCAACAAGTGGGCGGCATACTAGGGCAACGTCAAAGAGAAGCACAGAGACGCCAAAAACGAATGGGTATAGCCACTGCAGCACAAGGCGGCATAGTTGGGTTTAAAAAGGGTAGCATTGTTGAAGACTTAGAGAGTCTTGGTTATACGGTAGAGGAGTACTCCAAACTACCTAAAAAACAACGTGAACAAATTACAGAAGTAATAAATGCAAGAAGAAGTATTCGTGGGCTTCCTGCTGACGCAATACAACAAGGAGAATTAGAACTAGCTAGATTAGTTGATACTGGGTATGAGATGGCGGGCGATACGTTATCCGAAGCTATAACTAGTCCTACAGGGAAAGCTTTAAGGTCTATGGTGGGCATGGACGTAGATTTATTTGAAGAGCCAACCACCTACGAAGGGAAAGTTGAAGACACACTTAAACAATTTAAAGAAGACGCAAAACCTGTAGGAATGGAAGATATAGACGTAGCTGCTCTTCAACAAGGTTCTGCAGATAGACGTGCTGCGGGTACGATGGCTGAACAGGGTAGTAGCTTAACTCCTAAGAAAGAAGAACCTACGAAAGAAGAAGCTACGGGTATCTTATCTGGACAAGAACAAAAAACGACCAGCGGTACTCAAACGACAACCAGTGGTGCTAAAACTACGCCTGCAAGAGATATGTATCAAGAAGCAATAGATGCCGCTGCTGTAGCTGAACCCGAAGTTAAAACAGATGTAAGGACAGCCGTAACAGATCTACTTGATGCGAGCGGTGCATCGGAACGCATGAAACTAGACCCAGAAAAGGTAAGAACGGATGCCCTAGAGAAGCGTAAAGAAGAGCTTAACTTAGAGGGAATGCTTGAAACTAAAGATGAGCAGTTAGAAGAGTTTGAAGATTTCATGAGGGACACCGAAAAAGAAGAGAGTTTGTTGGATTGGCTAGGTGCTACTTCCGCAGCCTCTGCATATGGTGGTCCCGGTGGTTTTGCTGCGGGCTATCGCAACGCAAGACTTGGAAGTATAGCTAGAAGGAATGATCAGCTTAGTAAGAAACGTGGCATACAGAATAAGAAGTTAGAGCTTGAAGCTGACGTACTAAATAAAGGCATACAAAGCGCAGATCAAGCAGTAACTACATGGCAAACAGAAAAGAACAACACTGAAAAACTTATGGCAGATGCTACAGCGTCAGACTATGAGCTTGCTGATTCAGTAGCGAACCGTAGGTCATCAGAAAATATTCAGAAATCTAAAGTAATGTTGCAAAGACTAGCTGATAAAACTGCTAGAGAAGTAGCCGAAATAAAAGGTAAAGCTGAAGAACACGCAACTTTAGGTAAGCTTCTATCTGATAGCGTAGCAGCGCGGGTTGCTGCATTGCAGCCTGTATATGCAGAAGTAGGTTTAGACCTACAAGATACCGATGTAACTAATGCTGAAATTTCTAGTAAGCTCGCCGCAGCTTCTATATCGCAAAAAATGTTAGAAGAGGCAGCAGGTCTTATAGCGCAAGAACAAGACATACTTAGACGAATGGAACAATTAAAACCCGGTTCTGTTACAGAACAGTTAAAAGAAGCAGACAAAACAGCTAAAGTTCTTGCTGGTGTATCAGCCACTCAAAAGTATAAAGAAGATGAGAAAGGTATTATGGGTACAATAAGAGACGTAGCTAGTAATTTTGATTTTGGTTTAGCGGGCCTGCTTGGTGGTGATGAGACCCAATAAATGTCAGCTAAAGCAGCAGCACTAAGGGCTTTACAAAACGCTGAAGCTGCACAAGATGAAGTAGCCGTACAAGATATACTGGCGTACATACGGTATCTTGAAGAGACAGAAGCGCAAATAGGTAGGATCAGAGAAGATCCAGAGCCGGGAATACTTGAGAACATAACTTCTGGAATCGGTGCGGGAGCAGTCGGCATAGGTGAGATGTCGCTTCTTGGTGCTGCGGCTGCTTTAGAGGAAGAAGACGAGCTTTACGCAAGAGACCTTATACAGTCTGTTGCAGATTCCATACGTCCAGAGGGTGGCGATCCCGAATCTATTAGCTATAAAGTATCTTCAGCTATAGGTTCTATATTAGGACTAGCTGCTCCTGCTGTGGGACTAGGTATTGTTGGTGCTCCTACTGCGGGAATACTGACTACCGCTGCACTTGCTTCTGGTGCTGGACGTGGTGAAGCTAGTGAACGTGCTCGTGCTGCCGATGCAACTCAAGAACAACGTGATGTAGCTGTAGATAAAGGCACATTTATTGGTCTGCTCGAAGTTGCACCCATAGCTCGTTTTGTGCGGTTTGTAGATATACCCGTGCTAACTAAGTTAGTTGACTCTCTTGGACCTAAAACTGTGGAGACAATAGGGCAGCGTATCCGTAGTGCAGGCACTACTGGTGGTGTAGAGGCAGCACAAGAAGCTGCAGCTAACGTCCTACAAAACCTTACCGAACAAGAATATAACGCAGCGGCTGAAACCTTTGCTGGTACGGCAGAAGAAGCCGCACTGGGTGGCACGGCGGGTGCGATCATACAGGGCGTAGTAGACCTGTTTATACCTAAGAGGCGAGGTGCTGGTACAGACATACTAGACGATGCTTCTAAAGAATTGGGTATGACAAGAGAAGAACTTGCGGAGAGGTTGGAGGCAGAAAACCAAACCATAGGTGATGTAGCGGAACAAGAAGGTGTGGATGTACCTACACCTACCGTAACAGAAGCGCAAGCCGATTTATTTCCAGAAGAGCTAGAGGCAGCAAGGGTTGAACCCAAACCCGGTTCCCCTGAGTTTGCTCGTCTTGTTAGAGATCGTGAAGCCGCTGCACTAGAGCAGGAAAGAGAAACAGAAAGAGAGGCTGAAAGACGCAAAGCTACTGAGTCTGAAGACGTAGCAACAAGAATTGAACAAGCAAGTCCTACGATAGAAAGCCCTGCTCAACGAGATCTTTTAGAAGAAGAGGCCGAAGTTCGTGCAGAAGACGCAAGGCTGCGTGAAGAGCAAGTTGAAAGGCAGGATTTGTTTCCGGCAGAGCTAGATGAAGCCAGAAGACAAGGTGAGTTATTTGATCCTGATGAGCGTAGGGCAGAGGAAGAGGCTGCAAAGCGTGTAGAAGAAGCTGAAGCACAAAGGCGCAGAGCTACTGAGTCTGAAGACGTAGGACCAAAAGTCGAAGATCCTAGACAACAGGACTTGCTTGATACTCAAACTCAAGAAGAGATTAAGTTTTCTCCAGCGGTGCAGAGAGCAAGAAAGAGGGTTGCAGCTAAAAAGAAGAAAGCACCAAAGGTAACAGAGGCAACAGTAACACCTGTAGAACAACCTCCTACTATCGATACTACTGCCCCCGACACCGCTGCTCCTGCCGAACCAACTGCAACTGGTAGACCGCTTACCAAACAAGACTTTGATGATATGGGATTCCCTAAGCGGGCTGCTGTTCGTAAACGTCTTATGGGTAAGGACTTAGATGATAAAGACGTACAAGATGATCTACGAAAGTCCGTTGAAAACATACGTCAGGGTAGATTCCAAGTATTAGATAACGTAGGTAAGAAAGTTAAAGGAACCTTTGTTGCCCCTGCTGCCCCTGCGGTAGGTGAACTTTCAATAGAGAGTTTTAAGAGAACTCCAGACTTTGCTACAACTGGTGAGTACGAAGTTACTTTCAATGACAAATCAACACGTAAGATCTTTAGAGATAAAGACACTCAGACTTGGTATGACGTAGATAAAGTAAATAGTAAGAAAGAGGGAGAAACAGGCTTCCTTGGGTTCAACAGAAAAGAAGCTGAGAAGAAGTTAATAGAAGATAAGAAAGAAGATGCTCCTGCTGCTCCTGCTGACCCTACTACCCCTGCGGAACCTCAAACTTCTTTGCAAGATACAGTAGAGTCAAATGAAGAGAGGTTGTCAGAAATTGACGAAGCATTGTACCCATCAAGAGGGTATTCATTTTCTGAAGATATAACCTTAGAAAGAAAAACAGAACAAGAAGTTATTGAGGAGTCGAGGAAACTACGTAGGGCCATAATAAAAGCTAAAGATGTTGCAAAGCGAAAAGTAATAAAGATTGGTGATCCAGAAGAATCTAAACCATTCTTAGCAGCACTTGATCATGTTGCTAAAAATTCTAAAGACCCATTTGAAAAAGAACTCGCAGAGAACATGTTTGTTTTAGCTGAAAAATTAGTAGCGGCAGGGTATGTATACAGACTGAAAATAAAAGAAGTAAGTAATCGACCCCTTAGAGGCGCAAGAGGCACAACCTCACAAAGAGTTCCCGGCGATCAACGCGATAATCCAACTGTACGGATAACCTTAAACCAAACCCCAGATGCAAGATCATTTGGAAATGGCGTTAGGCATAGCACTTTTTTACATGAAGCGGTACACGCATTAACTCTACAAACTACTAGAGCCGTAAGCCG